CTATATACTTCTACGTTATCACCTTCTACTTCTGGCACGTAGTCGTTACCATATACCCGAACGGTAGTAACTTGATGCTTTAGTGAATCTACTACACCTTGAAGGGTATATTTTCTGGCTTTTATTGTAGCTATGTTAGCAGTAATGTCCAAAAGTTATAACTTTTTGCTTAGTTCAATGACCAATAGTTCTATTTTTCTATCTATCAGAATAACTACATCGCTTTTAATGGCTACAAAATACAGTAACAAAATAATAGCTAAATGGTAGTCGTAAACAAGGGCATATATAAAACACAATAGCCCTGCTATGATTCCTAGTTTATTCATAAGCTTTTAAGTGGTTCTTTTTTTCTTAGTTCGTAGTGCATTACAGAATCGTGTTCACCGTGGTAACATAGACTTTTTTTAGGACAGTACATAGGAATGAAAGCTTTGTAGAATTTACGGCTTTGTGTTTCACCTACCCCGCTGGAAATGTTTTCCTGCTCAAAGCGTCTAAAGGAAATAAATTCCTGCTCGAAGCCTATAGCTTCTAAAGTTTCCCTATTAGTAAAGTACCCACCATCACAATAGCTAACCCTATAAGATTCTACCCCTGCTAGTGTTACTTCTTTTCTTATTACGGGTGTCCAGTATTGTGGCCTGCCATCGTTTAAAAGATTATAGGCATACTTGCCCTTTACGTTAGTATATAGGTGTTCTATAGTTTTGTGGTCCACATTCAAAAAGTCATCAGGTAAGAATAAAAAAAAGTCATCTGTACTTTCTGTGCATATCTTAAAAGCATATTGCCAGTTTAAAAAATACTGCTCTTTACCTTTGTGGCGTAGTCGGTGAAACTCACACATTCCCACGAAGGGCATAGGGTCAAAGTCCGAACCATCGTCTATAACTATAGGCTTTTCTGGGCATTGCTCTATTACTTTCTTAAGTAGTTCGGGCCTATTGTAGCTAAAAATTATCGTCATAGGGTTCGTATATGACAGTACACCTACAGTTAATTGTATTACTAGCGTCTGCACCTAGCGAAGAATCGCCTGGATATTGCATTTCATCACCACCCACATTAAAGGGTGTTTCTAAGTTTGGCACTTTCTGGCCACTTACCATAATATGTAAATCCCTAGTTCTATCGTCTTGGGTTGATAGCCATATTTTTCTAGTAGGTACACCCGAAGCCTGTGCACCTAAAACTGAACCAGCATTTGAAGCGCTTATTATTTCTGTTCGGCCTATCAGTGTGCCACGTCTTAAGCTGAACCCATAGTCGGACCGTAATTGTCTAGCGAAGTCAGGTATAGAAGTACCTTCTTGCAGGGCATCTGCTACATTTTTACGAATAAGCTTTTTAGTTGTTTCAGTTACTAAAACAATTTTGCTAGTCGTATCAGCTGCGTTTACACCTAGTTCTGGGCTTCCTGCTATCCATTGCTCTATAAGTATATCCCAATCTACACCCGTTTCTTTTTGTATAGATTCCTTTACTTGGGCATAGGATTCTTGGCCAAATACCTTCATCACCCTTTTGTAGACTTTAGTATAGGCTTCGGCCATTGGGTCAGTAGTAACTACCCCTTCTATGTCAAAGTCTATAACCCCCCTTTTATCTACTTCGTCTAGGTACTGCTTTAGTTGCTTTCTTAAGGCACGGTAAAAGGTACGTTCTGCATACCGTTCAAAAGACCTGCGTTTATTGTCGAAGGTTTTCCACGTGGTATAGTAGTGGTTGGCTTGCTTCTTATTAGATTCCCTATACTGCTGGAAACATATAGCTACGGCCTGCTCATTCTCTCGGCCTTCATCCACCATAAAAGAAACACATCGGGCCATAAAGTCGCCCTGCGTTTCATTGGTATGTGGTGTTGGGATAGGCATAAAAAAACACTAGGCCTTTCAAAGCCTAGCATATCAATAACAAATAGGAATTATAGAAGTTCGTTTAGCACTTGCATAAACTGTTGCACATCTTCAGGTGTTAGCCATCCCATAATAAGCGAAGTAGTTAATGAAATAGCTACTATGTTACGAAGCGTAAAGGCTTCTAAAATTTCTTTTTTAGTTTCCTGCCATTGACCATTCAAAATAGCCTTAGCTAGTTTACCTAGTGGCTGGTTAGGTATAGGCAGAATATCTAAAGCACCGTGAATAACTTCACCTAGTTTATTTTCACCTGCAAAAGTCGCTTGCAGTACTTGTACTATTTTTCTGTCTTTTAGTTTCATCGTAATAATTCCATTAAATAGTTAGTTAAAGCGCCAGAACCTAGTCCTGCACCTGCAGCCCATGCTACTATTCTAGTTTTAAAAGTAATCAATTTATCTATCTCTTGTTCGTTCTTTTTCACTTTGTTTACTAGCCCTTCATCTCCATAATCTGAACCCAATAAAGCAGTTTTTATATCTTGTATATCCTTACTTAATCCCATTACTATATTACTTAGGGTTTCTATATCGTTTCTTTCTGCTTTATCCATAATAGTGCCAAATTACTTTGCTTGGTTTACTTTTATCCATATCTACGTGAATGAAATTTTCACCTATCCCTATCCTAGTCAGACCAATAGAAATAAGTGCGTTTATAATCTTAAAGCGCTCGGTGCTGGTAGTGGCCTTTAAATCTATGGCCAGCCCTTTAGTGTGTGAACTTGTGCCATCCCTTCCTTGCTCCCTTTCGTAAATTTCGCTTCTAAAGCCCGAAGTCGGCACGAATGGTATCTTAGATATATGTCTAGCACTATCGAGCATCTCCATAAAGATAGGACTCATATCTTCTAACATACACGTTGGTGTGCATTTGTCGAAGTCGCTTTGTGTAAAATACCTAAGCACCGTATTCGCTTTTTAATAGTTTAATTTCTTCGTCTGTCAATTCGTTAGCAGCATCAGGCACTAAATTCATAGGTATATATCTATTATTATCGCCTATCGGTTGGTAGCCCATTTCTAAACGCTTTTCATCAGCCGTTAGCCACCAAGCCCTTTCTAACCATTGTACTTTTTCGCTATTGTCTTTGTTAAGTGCATCGATAGCTTGAATGTCAAAATCTAAATGATAGTTTTTACCAGTTGCACGGTTAAACACGGGTACTAAAGAACGGTTTAGTTCTGCGTAATCCCTAGTAAGTTCTGGTATCACATTATCAAGATATAACTGCTTTCTACTTTCCTGCTTATTAGCGTTGGTTTTATTGTCAGGGTCATTCAATAATTCACTAGGGAAATTGAACACATTGCATATATCCCGTTGCGTCATTTTACCCGCTTCTATAATCTCTAAATCTACGGGCGGCATCCCGAATTTCTCGAATCCTAGCTTAACATTAGATACTAACCAAGCCTTATAATTGTCAGGGCCTTGCATACTGCGTAAGTAAGTTTCTAACTGTGAACGTTGGGCTGGTGTTAGTTGCTCTAGGTCTGGGTCAGTAGGATAAACCACACCCGAAGCACCGCCATTTCGTAGGGCTTTACTTAGCGCTTGGTCACCATCGTTGCCTAGTCTTATCGCTTTACGGGCTGCTTTTAGTGGACTCATTCCATATAAGTGTGAGCCTACGCTATCGTAGTCAGGATTCCAGTACTTCCAATGCATTACGGTTTCAGCTGGTATCTGGTGTCCATCGTGGCCGTACATATCAATGATATAACCCTTTATAAGAGTTTCATAAGAAGAATCAGCTACTATCTTAGTGAACTGCGAAGGCATTACCCACATCTCACCGAATGTACCATCACCTAGTTCTATAAAGTGTGTGTACCCGTTACCCGTAATCAGCTGAAAGCCCTTCATATTCTCGTACCATTCTGGGTAGCCTTGTAGTGGGTTCGGGTTATTGATTAGCTTATAAAGTGGGTCTTGTTCATCGTTTACTTCTTCGAAGGCCTGCTGCTTTAGTTCCAGAAGGTTATCTATAGCCCCCCGTGTGGCTTTATCCTTTACAGTGTTGGTTAGCTGTCTGTACTTAAGGGCTTTCTTCTGGTCCTTAACTATGTGAATAATAGGCGGAACGGCAGCAGCTGCTTTAGTAATCCCATTAACTACGCTATATACATCTGGGTTAATTTCGTAACCATCTTCAACGTAGGCGTTCTGGGTATCATCTAAAGAAATCGGCATACCCTTGTGAAATCTAAATAACTGTCTGTTTAATTCATTCACTAGACGGGTGCTGGGTGCTTTCGTTTTTGCGAAAGGTAAAAGGTCAAATAGGGCCATAATTTGCTTTTTTGTGTTGCCCTTAAATTAACAATTTTTTACAAGTATTGAAATAAGCAAAAAAAAGCTAGTAAACTTTCACATCTACTAGCTTCTACAGAATGAAAAAGCTACTTAGCTATCACACTAAATAGCTATAGAGTTAAGAGTTTAGTCGTCTGCTTAAAATTCTATATTGTTTATCTTGTAGTAGTCGGTCCTTATGTGTGCTTCTTAAGTGCATCACACTACTGTGGTGTATGTCAAACATTCTAGCCACTTCTATGTGTGAAAGACCTACCCAGCTATAGAATAAAGAACGGTATCTTACTACTTCTTGTTTTCGGGTCTTTTCAAACAAGGTATCGTAGCCTATATTCATTTTTTTACAGAACGTGGTAATCAGTTCCCAGTTATCAGGTATTCTATTCTTAAAGCGCTGGTAAGCTTTTAGGGCTTTGCTATAAGGTAGTTCTGTATTTTGGTATCTATTAAAAGCATCTAGTGCTAAAGTGTACATTCTTTTTCTTTTATTAGTTGAAGTGAACGTATTAAATGGAAGCTAGCATTTTTAGCCTTGCCGTGCTTAAAATAATAAATAGGCGTTGTACCTAGTCCAGTTTTTCTAGCTAGGTCTGGAACGTGCTTATCTTGTAGCCAATCCCAAACCTATTGTTCTTCTTTCATTGCTTGTGTCATTTAATTGTGCAGATTTTAAGTTTTTTGTTGTGCAGATTGTAGTCAAGTTTTTTGCGCAATATACTTGTCGTTTATTTTTTCATTCATTAGTTACTGTTTTGATTGTTAGTGAATGAATTACCATTCGCTTCTGGATTCTATTACTTCGTCTACGCTTGCAAATTCAGCCATAGACGCACCGCAATTAGGGCAAACTACTTCGTAGTCGTATTCCGTTCCGAAGTGGTGCGTAAAGCTATTATCTTCTATCTCTAGGTCCTTTATCTCTAGTTCTTCGTCTGAACATTCGCACTGTATCATTCTTCTGTCCATTTTAGTTCTGCACCGCTATACATCTTCTTTACTTCGTAGGTAATACGGTCTAAGAATCCCTGCTTGCTTTCCCCTTCTATGCTAAAGTAGGTGAAGTTATTATAGGCAAACTGAAATTTAATGTCCATCTCATAGTAGGTAATGGGTTCACCTTTCCAATCGGTTAGGTTTATAGTTTTAAGTGTTGCGTTCATTGTTCTGTAGTTTAGTTAAGGATTGAAAGGGGGATGTTACCCCCCGTTTGTTTTAATTTTCCCAGTTAGTAAATACTTCTAGTTTTACAAATGTACTTCCTACTGTGTCTGGTGTTTTTAGTCTTACAATAGTACCGTTACCTGCGTTGAAATAAAATGTGCCCATTCTCCATTCTAGTGGGCTTTCTTCATTAAAAGCAAAGTCTGAAATTTTACGCATCATTCTGTAGGGTAGGTTTCCTTTAAAAGTGTATTTGCTATCTTCGAATCTAGCCTTAGAAAGCATCCAGTTAATTTCTTTTGTTAATTCTAAGGTTGGTCTGTTAGTTGCGTTGTAAGTCATCATTCTGTGTATTTGTTATCGTTTTTTAATTCACTAGTAATATACACACCTTCACAATACTATGCAAACTTTTTTTTAAACTTTTTTTTAAATAGGGGAAGTTTTTATGCTCCCCCCTTTTTTTTAAAGCTGGCGTTCTACTATAGTTAGTTCTGGGTAGTCGGCTATGGCGTTGTTTATTTTTTCAGCTAGCCTTGTACCTGCGCTATTAGTTGAAGTTTTAAATAGCATCCAACCATAGTAGTCTTTCTGGCATTGAACCTTTACAGCTGAATTATCGCCCTTGTAAATTACGGCCATCCAGTTAGCATCTAGGTACATATTTAAAGGGTCGGTTTCGTGTTGCTCTTTTATAGTTTGAAGTTCGTATTTTATGGTGTCTATAGTGTCTATTTGTAGTGTCATTGTTCTGTAGGTTTGTTTGGTATTTTGTAAATGTTACTTTTAGTGGTCGTTGCATTCTACAATACGCAAAGCATCCATTAGCCCATGCAACTTACCACTTAGATACTTGGCTTGTAGTAGTATTTCTTCCATATTATAAGTCCCGTTATCTATATCTCTATCTTCTTTTCTTCTAAGCTTTCGTATCTCTTTCTTTAACTTAGTTATTTCTTCATTTATTTGTTTTATAGTATCGTACATAATTCTGTAGGTTTTGTTATCTGTTAATTAAGGGGGTGTTACCCCCCCCCGTGGGGTTTTTTTTAATAAAAAAATTAATGGGTTTTTTTGTGAAATTTTTTTTTTTT